CCTCTACGAGTTTGCTTGGCAATAGTATTCGCTTCGCGCTCAATTTGGAAAGCAAGACCCTTAACTTTTTCAACCATCCAACGACCGTTAGAGTCTGTGTCTAAGTTGAATGTACCGGCTGTTGTTGTACCAACTTGTGCGCCTGTCTTAGCAACAGCGTAAACTGTGCGAACGACTTCACGGTTGATTTCAGCAAGAATTTCAGACGAGAGAATGTTTGCCAACTCTGTCTCAGCGTCAAGACCATGAACTGCCTTCAAGTCTTGTGCAAGTTCAAGAGAGTATTCTGCCTTTAGAGCACGAGTCTTGGCAGTAACAGTGACCTTCTCAATAGAGAATGCCATCTCTTGGAAAGTGTTAGCAGCTGCGCCATCACCAAGTGCTTCAGCACGAGCTGTAGACATAGCAGCAACACCAGCACCGTTAGCAACAAATGTGTTAGCAGCAGCAGCACCAACAGCAAGAGTTGTTTGAGCAGTACCTAAACCAGAGAAACCTGTGTTGGCCTCATCGTAGAAAGCTTCTGTGCCACTTTGCGAGCTAAAGCGCGAGCGCATGGCAAAAATAAGGCCTGTAGGACCAGTCATTGGCTGAACACCGCAAATATCATAAGCGATGAGGTTAGGCAATGAACGGCGAACCAACGAAATAAGAATTGGATCAAAACCTGCAACAGGACCAGCAGCAGCTGCACCACCAGAGAAACCGGTAGCACCAGCAGAACCTAAACCAGCAGAAGCTGACATTGTTGGAACAGCTTCGTTAAGAATAGAACCAGCCTTCATCATTTCTTGAGCTTGATTCTCAAGAATAACGGCAGTAACAGCCTTACGATATGGGTCTTTAATTGGTGCAAGATCAGGATGATCTAGAACACCTGCCCATTTTGTTTGTAGTTGTTCGGAAAGATACATTAGAAAATCTCCTTAATTATTATAATTTAGTTTTGGAAATAGCTTGTGAGACCGCAGCAACGAATGGGTCTGTGATGACCTTCTTTTCATCGGCGTCTTCTACTTGTTCATGCAATTGTGCTACATCTGCTTTTTTAACACCAGATGGAAAGTAGTTCTCACGAATTGTTTCAAGTTTTTCTTTGTATTCTTCCTCTGTGGAAAAATCTACACTCTCTGCGAGCGACTTAATTTTTTCAACTTGAGTAGCGGTGAGACCCTCGCAAACAGCATGGGTAACTTCTAATTTGCGTGATTCGGTCAAAGACTTTTTGAGTTCGACACCACGCTCAATTTCTTCATTGAGTTTGCCTTCAAGTTCTTCAACCTTAGTGGCAAGTTCATCAACGAGGTCAACTTTTTCGGTTGGAACATCAATATAATGTTCTGCGAATAGATTACGAAGACCTGCAATGAATTCTTCTGTCAATTCGGCGCGAAGACCGGATTCGATAGCAATTTCATTCTGTTCAATCCATTGTTCAACAACATAAGAAAGGTAATCATCTACCTTTTCTGTCAGGTCTTTCTTAATATCTTCAACAGCTTCTTCGAGCATTGAAGCATATTGACCTTCTAAGTCTTCTTGAATTTGTGCAATGCGATCCATTACACGAGCTTCAAAAATTGTAGCAGCTTTGGACTTGAAATCTTCAGAAATAGTAGAGTCATCACCAAACATAGCGTCAACATCTTCTTTCATCTTTTTCTTCATTTTGTCCATATGTGCCATATGCGATTTTTCATCAAGAAGTTCTTCTTCAGAAACTTCAGCATCTTCTTTACTCATATGAAGTTGAGTGTCTGGTGAAGCGGCTGATGGCTTTGTAGAAATAGAAGCTTTATTTTTGGCAGAATTGTCTGGTGCTTTGGCGCCGGCATGAATCTTATGTGAATCGTCCATTGGCTTACCATTTTCAGGTGTCGGCCCGCCTAAGTCTTCAACTTCGCCTTCTAATTTTTGTACTGGCGCAGCAGAAGCTTTTGCCTTGCTGGCTGCAAGAATGTCGGCTGCTGCTTCCATTAATTTATTTGATGCCATTAGGAATCTCCTTGTGATTTTCTATTTATAAAAATTAAAGTTTTCGTAAGAAATTTTCAAATAACTTAAGCGCAACTTCTTCAATTTCTTTTGGATTTGCTTGTTTAATTTGATTTTTTGCATAATCAAAATCCGCCTCTACAAATTTACCATCAACAAACATCCATTCTTTATTTTCCATAATACCTTGTACAAAGGCACCAGGCGCAGAGGGATCTGCAACAATATCAGCAGCAGTTGCTAATTTTAAATCATCTTGCACTAAGTTATAACCTTCTTTTGTTTGAATAACAGAACCTAAAGCTCTAGAAGAAACACCTAAACTTACGTCATTTTCAATAAGATTTTTTGCAATTGAACCATAAGGTGTTTCAAGAATTAGTGCTTTACCGTAAAAAGTATTACCATCTTCTTTTAAAGATATAATCTTATGAGACACTCTTTCAAGATTAAGTGTTGGAGTGTCTGGATGTCCTAATTCACCAAGAGCACGATTTGTGTTAATGTATTCTTCATTATAACGATCAACTTCTCGGCGAAGCGTGTCCATTTTATACATTCTGTTGTTGCGATTTACTGTGTCGCCAACAAGAAATGTACCTTCAATATAAAGATTTTTCTTACCGTTTTCTGAAATTTCAGTAAGGTATTTTACCTTCTCTATTGATTCTCTAATTAATTTCATATTACTGCTCCAGTATCTGGATCAATCGTGTATGTTGCTGTTTTACTTACTGTAACAACAAGTGTGCCGTCTGTGCCTGAATTTGTAAAATATAAATTGGCACCAGTGTTTGCGCCTGCAATTGATACGTCATAATGTGCAAAAGGAACATCATTTTGACCAAATAAAGCGAGAACTGGTTCACCAGTGGCATCATTGCCACGATAAACAATCCATTTACCATCAGTAGATGTTGTTATGTGTGAAATTTCAGCTGCGGCAACTAACTCTGTTGTTGTATTGGTTGACAACTGATTTAGATTAATCCGAGTAGCTGTGTTACCTGTAATTCGAATTACAGATTTGGATCTTTTAGAATTTGTAATTGTTGTTGGCATTTTATCTTAATCCCATTGCTGATCTTCTACGCAAAGACATTTTTCTTTTGATTAATGTTCTACGTAATTTAGCGCGTCTTGTTGTTTTCCATGATTGCTTTAATTTTCTTGCTTTACGGAGTCTTTCAGCTGCAGGTATTCTTTTAAGTGTGCTGCCGGCGACTCTATAACCTTTAATACCAGAACGTCTAACATTTTTTTGTACTACAATTTTACCTTTTTTATTTCGGCGTATTCTGCGCCGAATTTTTTGTATTCTGCCCATACGAATAATATTAGGATTTCTCCTAACCGCTTCATCATATACTTCAAATGTTTCTGATGAAACTATTTTTTTAACTTCTCCTAAACGAAGAGCAGCAATTTCATTAAGGCGATTGAATAGGTTTTGTTTTGCCTCAATAAAATTACCCTCTATGATTTGATTTATGAAACTCATTTTACTTTAGAAAAAGCGAAACTTGCTACTTTATTAAAGTGTTCTGGAGACTTATGAATCATATCAGATATTTTTTTCTTATTTTCATCATTTAAAGCTTTGTGCAGTTGTGTTACTGCTGATGCTGTAAAATGATCTACACTTTTTGTTTGACCATTACCAAATTTAATTTTTTGTGCTTGTTTGCCATCAACAATTTTGTGAAGTTGATCCATAACAGCTTCTTCTAACTCAACTTCTTCCGCTTGCACTATGCCCATTTTGTCGTCTTCAGTAGAATAAGGCACTGAAAAATACTTATTAAGTTTATCACTATAATATAAAGCAATTCTTGTTGAATCAGGATAAAGACGAATTGCTTTACGTTTTAAAACAAGAACAAATGGTGGATCAAACTTTGTTAGTTGTTCTTTTAATTCATCTTTTTCTTTTGGTTCTTCTCTTGAAAGAACTACACGATGCGCTCTATATTTTTTACCAGTTTCTGGTGAAACTTTATAATCTGAAGAATCAACAACTCCTTCATTAACCGAACGACGAGCTTGCGAAAAAATTTGTTTATTTGTTGTAAGCAAGTCTACCATTTTATTAAATAAGTTTTGTAGAATCATTCTATCGGCATTATTAAATACAGGTTTATCTTCTTGCATTTTATCAAGAATTTTATGTATTCTTTGTAACTGTGCCTTATTGGCCAAACCAGCACGAACAAGAGCATCAAACTTAGAATAGTCTGTTTTATCTTCTTCTAAAATTGGTTCTTGCCTAAATTCTACTAAACTTTTCATTCTGTTTCTTGAACTTCTACTGTTTCTTCAGCTTCAGAATTTTCTTGTTTTTCACCAAAAATATTAGAAGCCATTTGTTTCTTGTACTCGTCAAGTGCTTCAAAAGCCTTATTTGAAATTAAATTTTCTAAAGTTTCTTTTGCAGCAGCACTTTCACCCGCAACAAGTTGGTCGATAAATTGTCTTGTGTCCATATTACGCCTTTATTAATTATCTATTTATACCGACTGAATATTTTTCTACTTCGGAGTCTAATTGAGGTGTTGTTGATTCCGTTGGCACTCTATCTATTGTATTGTCTACATTTTCAACACTTGTATTTTGTTGATCATTTGCAGTTGTATTAAGAGTGCCATCTTCTTCCATTTCTTCACTCATTTGTTCAATTTCTTCATCAGTCATACGAAGAATATTTTTCTTTGCCCATGTTTGTGAAAAATATTTGCCAATATATGGATCTAAAAGTTGAAGCGTAGTAACTCTTTCACGAATTAATTCTGCCTCACGAAGTTCTGTAAAATTGTTATCTTTCTTGTAATCGTAATAAATGTCTTCTTTAAAATCATCCCATTCTTCTTGTGTACAAATACCTTTAAGCGTAAGTTGCACTTTAAGTGCTTGATCAAAAATTTGAGAGAACTTATTACGAAGGCGAATAACAAACTTAGCAAACTTTAATTCATCACGAGTAATTTCAGCAGAGCGGCCAAGAGATGCTAGACCACCGCCACCTTGAGAATCCATACGAGAATATGGAACATTTAATGACTGTAGAAGTTTTTTGCGAAAGTAATCAACATCTTCAATTTGACCAAGATTTTGACCAGCTGGTAATGTGGTAATTTCTGTGCCTTTGCCGCCTTCACGCCGTGGTAACCAAAAGTCTTCAAGCATCGACATATGCTTGCGATCATCACGCATTTCGCCAGTATTTGCATCATAAACCATTTTGTTACGGTATCTGACCATAATATCACGAAGATATTGTTCGGCTTTACCTTTTGGCAAATTACCAACATCAATGTAAAATACACGGCGTTCTGGTGCTCTTGATAAACGGTAAATAACAACTGCGTCTTCAATCATACGCAATTGATTTAATGGTTTGATTGCTTTGTGTAGATACGAAATAACAAATGTATTTTTGGCATCCATCAAACCAGAGTTCACATTAATTACAGAATCTGGCGCAATACGAAGACCTGCATTTACGCCTGCGGTATATGTTTGTGTTGTGGTTCCACGATCATTATATACATAATACTCGGCGATTGATTTAATCACCATAGCACCAGTTTTAATGTCTTTATCTTTTGCTACTTCACGCACCTTACGAATTTTGCGTGGATCAATATAGCGAAGTTCTTGTATGCCTTCTTTTGGATTACTATCGTTTACTATAATGTGAAAGTAAATTCTACCATCAATATACCAACGCTTGAACAAATCATCAGCAAGATTTGAAAAGTTCAACATTCTTTGAACGTTGTTAAACTCTTCAATAATTTTCTTTTTAATTGTTTCCGGTTGTTTTAGTTTATCTAAATTAATAGAAATAACATCGCCGCTACCATCATGTGTAATTGACTCATTAACAATATCATCAATTGCTTGTTCTAGTTCTGGATGATTTGACATTTCTCTATAACGAGTAATAAGTTCTAATTCATTGCGAACAGAACCTTCTAAGTCAACATAAGTGCCGTAATAGGCATTTTGTGTGATGGTAACAGCACCATCATCTAATGCGGGTGTTGGTAGTGCAAATGAGCGTTGCTCAGGTTTTTCGACCTGAGCAACATCTTTTTTACCAATTGTAAAACCAAAAAGGTTTATTGCCATTTATTTTCCATTCTAAAGAAAAGAGAAAAGGCCGAAGCCTTTCCTCTTAAAACACTTGATCGGCTATTGCTTCCCACCATTGATAGGTGAGTGTTACTGAAAACTCCTCAATAGTGTCATTTGAACCCCAATCAACATCAATTGGTGTAATGTCAGTTGGAAAAAGGCCAATAAACTTACATATTTTAAGTCTTCTGCCATCTTTACCATATTGAAAAACTTCTGCATCTTGTGTGTAACCTGTTGGTGTCAAAGCAGCTGCATTGCGAAGATTGGTACGATGTGTATTAATACCATTCATCCAACGCTCAAAAGCATTTCTTACTGCAAAGTCTTCATCGTTGATCACTGTAATTGTCCAATCAGCAAAAGTTCTATTGCCTGCAAATTTCAACTCACGGCCAAAATACTGAACAGGCACAACACCAACAGTAGAGCCCGGAAGTTGTGCTGTTTTACACATAAATGTTGTTTTTGATTGTGCATCTCCTGGTAATGAGTAACCAGGAAATGGTATAGATACTTCAAATAAATTGGGACGAGCACCGTCTCCAACCATTTGTGATCTAAACTGAGTTACGTTAAATGCCATGTTGTTTTTCTCCTGTTATCTCTATTTAGACTGCACGACCAACAATTTCTTCAAATGTCACACCACTTCTTACAGCAACAAAATTCAATTGAATAAAGTTAACTGAACGAGATGGTTTGATAAAAATGTCGCCAACAAATTCATTAGCATCAATTACTTGTTGAGTGTTATTTGTTTCGTCACAAACAACACGGAAGTCAGTAATGCCACGGCGACCTTGCACATCACGGAGAAATGGCTCAACTAAATTAACAAATTGTGCTCTTGTAAATTCGTCATTAAACTCAAATAAAGAAGAACGAGCAGCACGAGAAATTGATTTTTCAAGAACGGTAAACAAACGACGGACATTAATACGATCAAATGCTGATGGGCGATCTAATAATGTTTTATCGCCAAATAACACTGTGCCTTCGCCTTGAAATGTCACGACAGGATTTACGCCAGAATTATACAAAGAATCACGGTTTGCTTTAGTTGGATTCCAAGCAAGTTTAATAACATTACGAATTACACCACGACTTGTACCTGCTGGTGAGAACCAAGGATCACGTTCAAGATCCGTACGAGCGCAAAGACCTGCAATGTCGCCATTTAGTGGCACCCAACGATATACATCGTTGTATTTGTCATATTGATATTTCCAGCCAGAATCCATCACAGCATATGAAGATGATGGCAATGTATTACGGAAGGCAAGAATATCAGTTGTTTCTTGGCCTGAATTATCAACACAATCTGCTTTTTCTGGCGATATAAACACCACACAATCTTTGCGTGTTTCTGCAAGAGTAATAGCATTTTCAACTGTTGCTTCAACTGCTGGGCCAGTGATAATAAGCGATACATCCTCAGAATCTGGATTAGCAACTTTGTTTAGAGCAGATTGAAGATTGCCTGCAGTTATAGAGCCGTTGGCGCCATTAGCAAGAGAGGAACTAATTCTTGTTGCTAGTAATGTGTACGATGAATTGACCGTACCCCAATTTGTTGAATCTGGATGTGATAACCACCAAATAAATTTCGATCTTTGTTCAATTACTTCTTTATAGAACAATGTTGAACCATCAAAACTTTTAGCATCAGGTGCCTTAGAGACAAATGCAAACTTTTCAAGAACTGTATTTGCTGTACCAGTAAATTTACCATCTTCGTCAACAATGATGATATGCAATTCATCATTAGCGTAAGCACCTCTAGAATTTAAAATATATGTCGAAGTATTTGGTGCTGATGTGAACGAACCCGAAAATGCCCAACCAGTGTATGTGTTAGAATCAGCAACTTCAACACGAAGTGAATTACCTAAATCGCCAGGGCATCTAGCAGCAAAACGACCAAATGTGTTTGCACCACCAGTGTGATTATCTAAGTAATCGTCTTCATTTTCAATTAAAACACCAGCACCAGCTGAAGTGGCATTTAATGTTGATGCCGAGTTAGCTGCGCGAACAACCCGAAGATTGTTTGAGTAAGCTAAAAAGTTTGCGGATGAGAACCAATGTTCATAGTTATTATTATCTGGTTTTCCAAATCTATCCGCCAATTGAACTTCATCTGAAATCGTTACGACCTCATTGACTGGACCCCAGGCAAAAATTCCGGCAAATGCGCCAATAGATGTGGCGACTGAAGGCACAACGCTAGTCAGATCAACTTCTGATACGTTTACGCCAGGTGAAAGCTGAAACGCCATGGATTTCTCCTCTTGTTATAAGTATGAATCAATTACTTGATTCTCTATTTAGTATTTTCACAACCTAGAAGGTAAATAACCCGCTGGTGGTGTTTTTTCTTGTGTATCATAATTTCCCCATACATCTTTTCCATCAATTATAACTTCTTCTTGTTGCCCATCATTAATAAAACCGACTGGTAACATATCTTCTTCAATTTGTTTGATTCTTTGTTCATAAACCGCTTTACGAAGGTTTACATCCGTAATTTCTCTAAAATATGGATTTGTTGTTAACCATCCAAAAAGAACTAACGGCATTACCAAGTCATCATGGTATCCTTCATCAGCTGCGTAAGACCCTCTAGACTCAATAAATGTGGAAATTTCTGATATAATATCTGCATCAAACACTAATAATTTTTTCTCCTCTAACAAAGACTTAAAGTTAAAACAACCTATTCGTTTAACTCTTTTATCAGTTGAAACACCAAGTTGTGTTTTGCCTGCACCGGCAAAACCACCTGAAACTTTTTGACCTTTTGAATCTCTTTGAACAAATAAAATGTTTTCATATTCATATTCTTGATATAAAATATGAGCAACTTGCTCTGAAGAATTTACCTCAACAAGCACATAAGCATTATTGTAATCTAATGCTGCTCTGTAAATAACAGATGGATATAACATCGGTGCTATTTGATTATCTCTATATTTAGCAACCACTTTATAAGGCACTTCAGTAATATCAACAATTACAAATGCAGAATAGTCGCCACCAACACCTTTAGCTGTATCTGCAACAACAATATATGAATGACCTTTTTCAGGCATTTCAAAAATGTCTAAACCATCTTTTTGATAGATTGGTTCGTTATAAGACATTTGTTCAATAACATCAGCACGAATAAGTGTAAGTGAAGAGCCAAGAAATTTACAAAGAACTTCTTGATTATATTTGACATCGCCAAGAACTTTACGTTGTTCATCTGCCCATTTTTCATCTCGACCAGGAATCTTCCAATATGGAATAAACAACGATGTAAATCCGTTTCGACCATTCTCCGCATCATTCCAAAACTTCCAAAAATGATTATAACCAAGTGGTGTAGAAGTAATGAGAATTTTAGTTGTTTGACCAGCAGAAACAACAGGATATACCGAAGTAAAAAATGCATCAGCAACGTTGTTTGGAATAATTGCTGCTTCGTCAATGTACAATAAGTTTACAGATTTAGAACGAATACCAGCAGGAGTTGTTGCAGCAGTAAAAACTTTAGAACCATTTTCTAACTCTACATCGCCTTTGTTCCAAGTTTTGACACCTTGTTGCATCCAAAGTGGAAGATTTTCATACATTAACTGATAGCGTGATAAGATTTCACGAGCAGTTTTATCTTTGTTGGCAAGAATAGCAACATTTTTATCGCCTTGAAATAATGTATACCAAAGAATGTATGCAGCTGCTGTGGTGGTTTTACCTGCCTGCCGTGACTCCATAATGATAACACGGCGTTCTTTGTGAATTAGATCAATCTTTTCTTTTTGACAATCGTATAACTTAAACTTTTGAATACCATGATCAAGCGTAACAATGTAACAATAATTATCAACAAAATAAATTGGATCTTCAGTACATTTTTTGTACTCAAGAATGTTTTCTTCGGTAAATGGTATTGTAACGCCAATCTTTTTTAGACTAGCGTTACCAAGATAATTTTCAATCATTACTTAGTGAAGCTGCGAAGCATCCAACCTTGCTTTTGATGTTTATCTAAAATATCTTGTAGAAAGTTACTAACGGCAGGTTCATTTGCTAGCTCAGCTACTGCGATACCAGCGCGAAGATGAATCATATAACGTTCATTATCATCTCTTAAATTAGCCATCATATTGAGAGCACTAGGTATTAATTCTGAGTTTGGAATGTCAGATAGTTCTAACATTCTTGGTAAAGATGTTGGTGCATAAACATCAAGAGCACGAATGTGTTCAGCGATTGTGTCTACATTATTGAAAACAGATTGATAGAAATTACCAAGAAAATCGTGGTATTGAGCAAAATCTGGACCCTCAACGTTCCAATGATATGTGTGAGCTTTAAAATATAAACCAAAAGTTGTGCCTAAAATAACTTTCATTTGTTCAATTAATTTTTCCATTTTAATCCTACTTATTTGCCTTAATGAGTTTCATTAATTCTGCGGTAGAGCCAACAAAAACAGCTTTATCAACATTAACTCCATTTGAAGATGTTTTATCTACAACTAAATCTTTTTTTCTTTTTTGTACTTCTAGTAAATCTTTATTTAGATCCGATAAATTTTTTATCATGTTGGCGGCAACTTCATATGCTCTTGGAGACTCAGAGTGTTTTGCAACTTGTAATAAATCTTCAATGGCAAAACCGCCTTTTTGAATTAACTCACGAATATTTTTACGAGCAAACTCAGCATCAGATTCTATTACATTGGTTTCTTCAGTAGGCACAATTTCTTGTTTAATAGTTTTAACTTCAATTGGCTCAACATTAAATATTTCAGATAATTTTTCGTTTATTTTTTTCATGTTACATTAGGCCAATATGTAATAGTTTCATTAAATCCAAAAGCATCATCTGGATCAGCAGTGTTTGGCAATGGTGTTGTTATAATTTGCACTTGTTTTAATGGTGTAGAATCTAAAGTTGAAATTGTAAATGAGGCATTACTTAAATCACCAACAACTTTGTCTCCAACTTCAAGATATTTGTTTAAGTTACCAACAATTAAAGTGCCTGTATTACTATTACTAAAATAAAGAACTTTGCCTGTTAATTGACGATCATCTACACGAATAGTTTCAGACCTTTGAAACTGTGAAGTCCCATTTGCAAAATCAACGTAAACAACTTGTCCATCTAAATTTTGTGGTTCAATAAAAATATTTGTATTTGCTTGACGAATAACATCACCAGATTTAATTGGTGGCCAAATAAATCCTTTAACAGTAAATGATAAATCCCAAAGAATTAATCTTGTGCTTAACATGTCTCCTTCATAATCAATAGAAGATGATACTGAATTAAGTATAATTGGTAAATCATACTTTTTATTCATATTAGGAATAAAATCAACAGTTACAGTAAAATCTGGTGTAAAAAATGGTAATATTTGTTCAAGTATTTGTGTGCCATCTTCAGTATTTCTTACATAGATTGATAAAGAAAATTCATAGTTATATGGAATTGGAGCGTATTGAGTTTTAAGTCCAGTTGAAGTATTTGCCGAAAAATTTTGTATGGTTGTTATTTGTTTACGAGTCGGATCATAAGATAAACCATCTAAATTAAATGAAATTCTTGGTACAAGTGTAGCGATTGATTTTGTTAAAGATGGATCAGAAGTAATACGAGTGATGTATTTTTCTTTTGCACCATAGGATAATGGTACTTTAAAATATTCTTTTTTTACGCCACTTTGAGTTGTTCTTGTAACAACAAGATCATTAAATAAAGTACCAAAAGCTACTACAACTTTTCGTATTGTACGATGGCTAAAAAACTCATTACCTAACATTATGTTTCACCAAATGGATTGGTTTCTGTCCAATCAAGAATGCTATCACTTTCTGTTTGTATACGGTTATTGTCTACAATATCTTCAAACGCATCATTCATTGTCGCTGTATCTGATACAACATTTGCTGTCCAAACAGCACCAGAACTTTCACCAATTACATTTGCTGAAGTAAATGTTCCTTGAACATGAATAATGTTAACATATTTACTTGCGCTAATAACATCGGAGCTTTGCACAATAGCTTGTGCATTTGCCGCAGCAAGACTTGTACCTTGATAAACTATTTCACCATTAGCATAATGACCAGAGCCAGTTGTTAATGTAATTTTTGTACGACTGTAATTGTCACGAATTTGCTCATCAATTTCAAAAACACCAGTTTCAACAATTTCATTTGAAAATACAAATTGTTTTAGTTTAAGAGCATAAACATAAACATTTCCACCTCGGCCGCGACCAAGTGTATAAAACATTGCTTGATCATTTTCATGTTCTACAAAGATAATTTCAAAAAAATTCTTTAAAAGAGGAATATAAATTAAATCACCTTCTCTTGGTCTTTCTAAATCTGACGGAGAAGTTGCATATTGAAATCTTCTGCGAGAAACCAACACCGATATTTCATCACGAATTTCTAAACCAAATTTAGAAATAAAATCACCCTCACCATCCATACCTGTCACATTTTCAAGATACATTTCGATTGGATGTGCAGTTACATATTCTTTAAGAGTATCTTCTCCATAAATATAATCAATTTCATTATTTGCTCGAACAGTTCTTGGCAAATAATAAACATCCATGCCATAAATTTGTAAAGCTTCAATAACCAAATCTTCAACAAGAAGTTGTTCTTGTGTTATTTGATTTTGAGGAAAATTATTGAAATAAAGATTAGTGGCCACAAATTATCCCGACAAGATTTCACTAGGCATACTAGTTGAATTATACATTTGTTCTTCTAAGTTTTTAATTTCTTCTATAGCCTCATCATAAATTTGTTGACCATTAAGAGTTACACCACCTGGCATTTGAATACCAGCAAACTTTTTAAGATTGGAGCCCCATTGCATTTTAATTTTTGCAGTGGCATATGCTTTTAAAAAACGATTATCAAAAACATCAGTTAAACCAGTTACTGTCATTGTTGCTGTTGCATTTGATGCCGCTGGCGCTGTCGTAAGTGTAATATTTGTTGGTGAATTAATTGTTCTAACTTGAAGTGATTCATCACCAAAATTTACAAAATCATTTTCAACAATTTCTTGGTCAAATTTTGTTCCTGTGCCTATGACTGTTGTATTACCAGAAACAAGGTTTACTGTGCCAGTTAAATTAACAAGTTCTGGATTCATTTTACGATAACACTCAATAATTACATAGTCACCAACTTCTACATCTCTTTCCCAATCAATATCTAAAAACACTTTGTTTTGCACTCGATTAAAACGAAATTGTGGTTTTCCAGAAAAAAGAAGATTTAAAGTTTGTATGTGTTGCATTGTAATTTCATAAGACACATAAGAAACTGAAGTAAAGTCATATAAATCATGCAGTCTTAGTTGATATCTAAGATCAAACATGTTAACTGATGAATTTGAATCGTCAAACGGTAAAACACCAATAACAAAAAGAACCGCATCGGGAGCATAAATCCAACGGCGGTCAATGTCAGTTTGAGTAATTTTATGCTTCATAAAGAGTTTTTCTGTACCATCATAGTGGTAATCATAGAAAAAACTCAAGGCATCATCAATACGATCATCAACTTGATCGTCATCTACATTAATATCAATAACTGGCCAACCTAATCTTCTAAGACAATAATCTTTAAACTGTAATCTTGTTGTTGGAGCAGCCATAAAAATCCTTCGTTTATCGTGTATTTATCTCACAAATACTTTAGAACTTCTGCCGGTTTTACAAAAGCCTCCTCTCTATAATCACATTGTTCCCATAACCAAAATTGTTTTTCACGCAAATACGAACGATCTTTTAATAAATTAATATTTTCCGAATGACCAAATATTAAAGGATCAGACTGTCCAAAAAGCACAATACCTGGTTTGTTAGAATTCCAAGCTAAATGTTGAAAAAAACTATCAACTGAAATCCATATTCGACATTCGTTTATGAGGTTTCGCAACTCAGTAATTGATAAATTTTTACGAAAATTTTCAACTAATTGCTCTTCACCATCGATGCCAACTTGTATGATTGGTTCTTGAATAAGAGATATTAATTCTTTCCAATATGGATAATTTTTTGGATTTTTTTTACCATCTCTAAGTTCTTTTGAGTATGGAGAAATAATAATCATTTTACACCATACATCTTTCTGAAAGCTTTCTCTAAAGAATTTTTCCAATTCCATTGATCCATTTTTTTGTAAATACTGTAACAATCTAAATCACCAAAAAGTCTCATAGCATCATCGATGCTTCTGCCTGGAACTATTTCAGGATAACACGAAAATACTGCAGCATTTTTTATTAATGGTAAAACACTAGTAAACACCAAATGATCGCCCATGCCAGAGTTTAAAACAACGATTGTTTTATCTTTATACTCTAAATGATTTCTAAAAATATATTCATCATGGTCAAACATATCCTTTTGAAATGTTCTAATGCCACCATTTCGATTTCTTAAATGCCAAGTTACTGTATTTGGTATAACAAGAAGTTTATATCCTTTTTGTTTTAAACCAAAAGTAAAAAGTGTTTCTTCTCGGTGAGCAACCTGAGATAAACCTAAATTGTAGTCATGTATTCCAGCACGATATAAAAATGAACAATGTAAATGATCTACTTCTTTTATATCTTTAATATAATCCCATTGAATATTTTGTTCATCAATATCGTCAATCTTACCAGTTGAATTTAATCCTTTAATAAATGGCGGTGTTAGTACAGAACCACCAACAGCACCAACATCTGATGCGGTATGTTTATATAAATTTTCTAAAACATTTGAATCAGCTATAGTATCATCATCTAAACGCCAAACCCATTCATAATCCATGGTATTGGCCATTTGATGATTAAAATGTTGGCCTTTTTTCTGACCAAAAATAACTTGCCATTCGATATTTTTTTCATCCAACATACGAAAAAGATATTCATAGTGTTGTATTTCTCTTATATCTTTTGGTTGTTCATTATCATCAAAAATAACCAACTTATTTGGTTTTAAAGTTTGTGTTATAACTGATTGAATTGCCATTGGCAAAGTTGTGTCATATCGGCCTCTGGTCGAAATAGAACATAATATGTTGGTCATTTAAAAGCTTCCACTGTCAAAAACAAATGATGTGTTTCATTCATAACATATTTAGATGCAGGTCGAACACGGTTAACTGTTTGAAAACCAGCCCAACCAAGATTTGCTCTTAATTGTGTTTCAGTAAATAAAAATTTATGTGTTTGGCCTGGTATCCACGCATGAGCAAAAAAATGTCCGTATAAAAGAATACGCCACTGTTCAATATCCATGCCGGTTGCTGGATTACCTTCAACAAATGATCGGCAAGTTTCTAAAAAGTCTGGCGTTTCAAGATATAATTTGCCGCCAGGTTTTAACACACGATACCACTCTTTGAGAACCTCTTGTATTTCAAAAAAATGAAAATGTTCAATGATATGAAACGCTTTAATTTCATCAACAGTATTGTCATCATATGGTAGTTTTTGTACATCAAGACGAACATCGCATTTAGCATCTTCAGGTGCATATAAATCAATGTTAATATAATTTTCATCATAATCATGGCCGCAGGCCAAATGTAATTTTAAAGATGGTAATTGTTGATGTTTTTGCCAAAATAAATTCATTTTTGAGGCACCTTTAGATGCTTCAGTATTGTTTCTAACCAAATAACGAATAGTAATTTCTGAATCCTTAAAGAACACATGGCCTTTTTCATATAATCTTAACCACATATCCCAATCTTCAACACTGTTTATTGTATCATCAAATTTTGTATCTAAAAAACACCGTGCATTAGCAACTACACTTGATATCCAAATAAAATTGTTGTGTCTTAATTGTTTACCAATAAATGTATGTGGCACAACAATATTATAAGGAAAAAGAACATTGCCGTTTTCATCACAAAATTGCGGTGTTGAATAAACAACATTACAGTTTTGTGTTTGTAAAGTTTCTAAGGCTCTTTGTAAATGATTTGGAAACCAAACATCATCTGAATCTAAAAATGCAATGTAATCGCAACCAACAGCAAGCGCAGATTCAATTGCTCGATTTCTTGCGTAAGCTTGTCCTTTATTTTGTTCGCCTTTAATGTAAACTAAAGATGTGTTTGCAAATAAAAGTTCTTGTAATCCTTTTTCTACACCATCAGTTGAACAATCATCGTATATATAATGAACAACATTTCCCATATTTTGTGTTTTAACAGAATTAATGGCATGAAAAATATGTTCAATATCATTGTATAATGGTGTTATAATGCCTATTTTAAGGTGATTCATATTTTTTTCTTTTTTCCAATCTTGATTATACTTAGTTGCAACTCTAATTGCATTCTTTAAAAATATTTCTTTCCAATTAGGCACTAATTTATTATCGTGAACTGTGCCTTCGCCAAGATGATAGATTGGAAATGAACCAGTAAAGTATTTTTTATTAAGTTTTATTTTACTTGAAACTTCGACAACTTCAAAACCCGCAGCCTCAGTTAAAATACAAAACTCCATATCTTCACCAGAGCCTGTGCCATATTCTTCATTAAGTAAACCAATTGTGTCAAAAACTTTACGATCAATCATTACACAAAAAAATACCGCAAAATCTTTTTGCATTACTCGTGAGTATTCTTTTACCACACAAGTTATACCACATTTTGAATTATCAAAGCCAGATGCTAATAAATTTAACCAAGTATTTTTTTCTTGATTTAAAAATTTAGTATCGTTATTGAGAAGAATTATTTTTTCACCAGAAGAAGCTAAAATACCAAGATTTGTAGCTTTTGGATAACCAAGTGGTTCATCAGACCAAATCACTTTTAGATTTGGTATGAAAGATTTAAGATCGTTTAGGTAATCTTTTGTATTATCAGTACACCCATTAGCAGATATAATTATTTCTACATCTTCTAAATCGGTATACTGAACGATAGATTCAATACATGGTTTAAGAAAATCATCACAATGATTATATGTCGGTATCACCACACTGTATTTCATAATAATTCCAAAATTTTATTTCTTTAATTTATCAATTTCCTCTTTTAGTTCTTTAACAGCCTCGATTAAAACAGCTATAATATTGTTATAAGAAACTGATTTAGCTCCATTAGAATTTTCAGATACAACTTCAGGTATAATTGATTCAACTTCTTGAGCGATAACACCAAGATGTTTTTTCTTAGAGTCTTTCATTATATATGAAACACCACGAATGTCAAGTATTTTGTTTAATGCGTTATAAATTGGTTGAATATCTTCTTTATATAATAAATCCGATAAAGTATTAAAATCAGTAGCGCTTAATTCGCCAGTTGATGGTCTAAAATAAAGTTTAGATGATGATGCAGTTGCAGTTTGATTTGAGCCGGTGGCTGCAACAAATACTGGATAAAAATCTGAAGCTGTAGATGTATCATTTGTAGCATTAATTATAGTTGATGGGCCAGAAGCACCAGAATAACCAGATATACCAGAATAACCAGATAAACCAAAGCCAGAGAAACCAGAATAACCACTAGAACCTGGATTATCACCAGAATAACCTGAAGTGCCTGAGATACCTGAGTAACCGGATATACCAGAATATCCAGAATAACCGGATATACCAGAATAACCAGAATATCCAGAATCACCAGAATATCCAGAATAACCAGATATGCCAGAGAAACCAGATATACCTGAATATCCAGAATCACCAGAGTAACCAGATATGCCGGAATAACCAGAGATACCAGAGTAACCAGATATGCCGGAATAACCAGAGATACCAGAGTAACCAGAATAACCGGATATACCAGAGAATCCTGAGTAACCGGATATACCAGAGAATCCTGAGTAACCTGAGATACCAGAATATCCAGAGTAACCTGAAGTGCTATCACCTGAATATCCAGATATGCCGGAATAACCAGAGACACCAGAGTAACCTGAGATACCTGAATAACCTGAGATACCAGAATATCCAGAATAACCGGATATACCTGAGAATCCTGAGTAACCGGATATACCAGAGAAACCAGATATACCAGAGAAACCAGATATACCTGAATAACCGGAGATACCTGAATAACCTGAGATACCAGAATATCCGGAAATGCCTGAGTAACCTGATATACCTGAGTAACCAGAGATACCAGAAAATCCTGAATATCCTGATCTTCCTGAAAATCCCGAAATACCAGAGTATCCAGAATAACCAGATGGTCCTTGACCAGAATAACCAGAATAACCAGATATACCAGAGCCTAATAGGCTACTTAATGTTACACTCATCTTAGTTTCTTATAAATGTCATTAATTATTTCTTGTTGTTCTTTAACAGCCTCAATTAAAACAGCAATAATTCTGTTATACGCAACTGTTTTTAGACCATCACTATTTTGCGAAACAACTTCAGGCATAATTTTTTCAATTTCTTGAGCAATAACACCCATTGATTTTTCTTTTGAATCTTTCATTATATATGAAACACCACGAAGATCCAATATTTTATTCAATGCATTTTGAATTGGTTGAATATCTTCTTTATAAGTTACATCTGAGAGCGCATTAAAATCAGTGGCGCTTAGTTTACCAGTTGAAGGTCTGAAATAAAGTTTAGATGATGATGCAGTTGCGGTTTGATTTGAACCAGTTGCAGCAACAAATACTGGATAAAAATCTGAAGCTGTAGATGTGTCATTTGTAGCATTAATTGTAGTTGATGGACCGGAAGCACCAGAAATACCAGAATAACCGGATATACCAGAGAATCCTGAGTAACCGGATATACCAGAGAATCCTGAATAACCGGATATACCAGAGTAACCAGATATGCCGGAATAACCTGAGATACCTGAGTAACCGGATATACCTGAGTAACCTGATATACCTGAGTAACCTGATATACCTGAGTAACCACTTGGACCAAGATCACTAATTGAAATGGTACCAACCATACCACCGTGATATTGACAAATATAATATAATGTGCTCGGTGCATCATACGGCACAGCAAAAATAATTACGCCAACTGCTGCTCCGTTATTAGTTACGCCACTACTATATGCGCTGCCTGTGCCTGTAACCGCAGCAGTTTTAATCCAAAATGGATGACCTGATGCGTTTACATTAAAAATATAAGAAAAACCACGAAGCAAATATAAAGTTGGATTATTTGACCCATCAATTACATATGCACTAGATCCACTGTTTGTTACAGAATATGAGCGAGAGCCTGTGTAACCAGAAATACCTGAATAACCAGATGTACCTGAATAACCGGATATACCAGAGAATCCTGAGTAACCTGAGATACCAGAATATCCAGAGTAACCTGAGATACCAGAATATCCAGAGTAACCTGAAGTGCTATCACCTGAATATCCAGATATACCTGAAAATCCTGATATACCTGAATAACCAGAAGTGCCCGAAAAACCCGATTGGCCTGAGAAACCAGAGTAACCAGAAATACCTGAATAGCCAGAGTAACCAGAAATACCAGAGTAGCCGGATATACCAGAAAATCCTGAATAACCGGATATACCAGAGTAACCTGAGATACCTGAGTAACCAGAATCACCAGAGTAGCCGGATATACCTGAGAATCCTGAATAACCGGATATACCAGAGAATCCTGAGTAACCGGATATACCAGAGAATCCTGAGTAACCGGATATACCTGAGTAACCGGAGACACCTGAGTAACCAGAATATCCAGATATGCCAGAGAAACCTGAATAACCCGATATGCCAGAGAAACCAGATATACCTGAGTAACCAGAAATACCTGAAAAACCAGAGTAACCGGAGATACCTGAGAAACCAGAAATACCTTGGTCGCCCTTATCGCCTGTTACGGTAAATGTAATGACAACATTTGTGCTATTTGAAAATGGTGTAGAAACACCAGACACATATGAAATAGGCACATCGAAGTGTAAAGTATCATCAACATGTGTGCCAGTAATAGCATAAATTACAAAGTTAAGAGTATTCGCCTCTTCAGTAATCTTAGTGTAGCCTTTGATTGGGCTTGAAGAATCGTCAATTGTTGTAAGAAACGAATAAATGTTTGAGAGGAGTCGGTCTTGATCGTGAATAGTTAGTGTAGTTGCTGACGATAGTGTAGCATTATTAACATTTAAACGTCCTGCGCCTGGATCTGCTGTGTCTGTTTTAGTGTCAAACTTGTAGTAGAATGATGCACCGCCAAACTGACCATCACGGCCAGAATATCCCGAAGCGCCTGAATAACCAGAGAAACCAGATTGTCCCGAATAGCCAGAGAAACCACTAAAACCAGAAACGCCTGAATAACCAGAAAATCCTGAAGTACTATCGCCAGAATATCCAGAAATGCCTGAGTAACCAGAAGCACCAGAGTAACCAGATATGCCAGAATAACCTGAGATACCAGAAAACCCAGAAAATCCGGATTGGCCCGAAAAACCGGAATAACCAGAATTACCTGAATAGCCAGAGTAACCAGAAATGCCAGAAAAACCGGAGTAACCGGAAAATCCTGAAGTACTATCGCCAGAATATCCAGAAATGCCTGAGTAACCAGAAGCACCAGAAGCACCAGAAAAACCAGATTGGCCAGAAAAACCACTAAACCCTGAGATGCCAGAAAAACCGGAGTAACCGGAAATGCCAGAAAAACCGGAAATGCCAGAAAATCCTGAAGTGCTATCACCAGAATAACCTGAAATACCTGAATAACCAGAAGTACCAGAGTAACCTGAGATACCTGAGTAACCAGAATAACCTGAGATACCAGAGTAACCAGAGATACCAGAGTAACCAGAAATGCCTGAGAAACCGGAGTAACCTGAGATACCTGAGAAACCTGAGAAGCCTGAAGTACTATTGCCAGAATATCCAGAAATGCCTGAATATCCAGAAGTACCAGAATATCCAGAAATGCCTGAGTAACCTGAGGTGCCGCTAAATGCTACAGTGCCATTAATTCCAGAGTAACCTGAGATACCTGAGTAACCAGAATCACCAGAGTAGCCGGATATACCTGAGAATCCTGAATAACCGGATATACCAGAGAATCCTGAGTAACCTGAGTAACCAGAGTAACCAGAAAATCCTGAAGTGCTATTGCCAGAATATCCAGAAATGCCTGAATATCCAGAAGTACCAGAATATCCGGAAACGCCTGAGTAACCTGAGGTACCTGAGTAACCTGAGATACCAGAACCCGAAAAACCGGATCTACCGGAGTAACCACTAGAGCCAGGATTATCTCCACTATAACCAGAATAACCTGAAGCGCCTTGCACGCCAGCTCTTACTGATATTCTTGCCATTTTGTTTTATCCTTTTATCTGGTGACGTTAGGCAGGACTGTTGCAATTCCTTCAAATATTCTTTGAATAGAATTGTTTGACGTATCATTCATTTCAACATCAAACACATAACGGCCAGCACGAAGATTAGCAGTTGTGTTAGCAGTAAGAGTCATAGCAACAATACCATTTGCAGAGTCAGTTATTGAAATGATAAAATCAGTTGCTGTGGATGAATAATAAGATTTTCTAAGTTGAGAAGTTATAGTATGATTAGACAAGCTTCGCGGTGTTTCATCACTATTTGTAACTTCAATTTGCATTGCAAAGTTAGCACCAGATTCTATATCTAATTCAATAAAGTCTGCCAAAATACAGTCTCCTCTTTAGACGGTATTTAGTCAAAAGAGAAGTTATAATTTTTAATTTTAAAAAAAACTTTAAATCGATGCTTTCATAAATTTTTTGGTACCAATTTTAATTCAAGTCAAATATTACTCTCGTAAAAAGAATTCTTAATTGCTTTCTTGAATCAGAGTCTCATGTGCCATCTTAGACGGCAGGAGGAGAGGACTTAATGATAGCCGGTGGAAGCTCAGCCTCAGACTTCTCAGGCGCTGGCAGCTGAGGTGCTGCTTGCTCTTGAATAACTTGAATCAAAGAAAAAACTTCTTGATACGGGCGAGTGCCCAGATATTGTAGGATGCCGTTAACGAGCGGCAGGGTCAGTTCAATTTTGGTGTCGTTCACTTTTTTTCCTTTATTTGGCTGTAGGAGAAGTAATCCATGGTAGTTTTGGAGAAAGTATCGGCGGGTTTATTTGATTGTCGATCTGATGCTGCACGGCGGCTTCGGTTGCAGCCTTATCGACTCCATTGGCCCAACACCAACCCAGCACTTGATCTTGAGTCAAATTTGAATATGGCGTGAAATCGCCCTGAGTGATCGGGAAGCTGCAAGTGTTGTAAACTTGAGCCGTGTATTCGCCATTAACACCTGTACATTCCCAATGCACCACAGTCACATAATCAGCACCTTGCGGTGTCTCCGGGACGCAGTTTAAAGCGGAGATAGTCCATATAATTTGAGTCGTCATTTTAGTTTCCTTTCTTATTTAGTTTCACGTGCAATCACTTGTGCGTGAAAAGATTGAATTTTTGCCAGCAAAAACTACACCAGTGAGAATACACCTGTTACGGCAGTTCCAAAGATGCACGAAGTAACAACGGCATTGATGAACATTTGAATTTTCATAATTTTTGTCAAGAAAAAGTAATCAAAAAGTAATCAAAGCAAGACCATGATTGCCGCTTTGAACAGTGCCACCAATATCTACTTTGCCAGAAGCGAAACCAGCCAGCAACGTACCGGGGTTGTGAGCGGTAGCGTAGCTGCCCGTGATCAAGATACCGCTACTTACGAGTCCTGCGTTTATGTAACCACTGCCGCCACCGGCGGGCCTTGCATCACTTGTGCCGCCACCGCCGCCATAGTAGCCGCCACCACCGCCGCCGCCATCATCATTGCCGTCGGCCCTTTGTCCTGAGCCGTTACCACCTTGCAAATAAGACCCGGGGGCGTTGTAGGTGTATGAGTTTCCACCACCGAATTGAGTCCCGCCAGTGGAGCCACCGCTGCTGGCGTCTTGGCCAGAACCGCCTCCGCCGGCGCCGGCGCTGCCAAAGTATCCGCAAGTACCTCCACCGCCACCCGCAATTAATAAAATTAAAGTTGACGACATACCTGCGTAAAAAGTCGAAGTAGATAACATGCTCATGCCACCACCGCCGGCACCACTGGCGTCTCCCCTTGTTCCAAAACCGCCATTGGGCCAACCACCGAGACCGCCAGGGGCGTAATTAGGAGCATCGGGCCCGCTACCGCCACCACCAACATGCAGGTAATAATTTGTTCCGGGCTGTAGTGTCACGGTGCCTTGTGCAAATCCGCCGCTGCCACTTTGGAAGCCTCCGCTATATGCTCCATTTCCGCCTGCGCCGCCCCAAAGTGTAAATGTGACCGCCTTAGCACTACCGCCAATTGTTATGGTTCTGTGACCGCCGGTGTAAAATACATAAGTGTTTGTGTTAATTAACGAACCATCCAAATAAACAAGCGGAGCATTAGATTTACCATAAAAATTAGTAGGCATCGTTATTGCTCCAGATGCTACTCCTGCCAAAGTTCTTACTGCGGCGTCATTTAGAGATATTTGTCCTGTAGAACTTAGACCAAGTTCTACTGCAATAGATTCACCTGCAGTTGCACCTGCTAAACTAATGGGTCCGGATGCGTTTAGTGCCATGTATTAATCTCTTAAACGTTTTTTAATATCTTTTATCTCGCTGGCAATTTCTTTGATTGCTTCAACTAACAATGCTGATACTCTTTCGTAATACATGGTTTTATATTTTTCATCTATTGGTGCAGCGGTTACAATTTCAGGTAATACTTTTTCCATGTCTTGTGCTGAAAGACCAACTTCACGTTTTGGTTTATAGCCCAAACTTTGTGCTAATTCATTTGCTTCATAATAGAAACCGGTCAATGAGCAAACCTTGTCAAGTGCGTTTTCAATATTACCTAGCCTTGTTTTTAATCTATCATCTGAATAATATGCTGTGATATTGCTTGTTGCACGAATATCACCTGCTACGTCTAACCTCGCTCCCGGAGTCGCCGTTCCAATGCCAACGTTACCATTATTCAAAATATTAAATAGTGGCGTAGTTGCAGACACATCAGATGTTGATGCATTGCCCCAAAACCTCCACCCGTCGCTTGTGCCAGAATCATAACCTATGCCACCAAATTTATTTTGTGCAGCGGTACTGTGAAAAATTAGTACTGGATAAGAACCTTGCAATATAGCAACTCTTGTCCAACCATTAGTTAATGAGTCAGTGCCAACCACATGAAATTTTGTTCCAGGATTCGTAGTTCCAATGCCAACATTCCCGCTGTCGGCGATACGAGCGCGTTCGACGCCGGAGCCAGCAAGAAACGCCAAGTAACCAGCCGTAGTCGTTCCAAAATTTACATTGGTGCTGGTGTTTTCAATAAGGCAATTTGTGGTGCGGAAATTTCCTGCGACATGAAGTTTCTGTGCAGGCGAATTCGTCCCGATGCCGAGGTTGCCGGAGGAGTCGAGGCGCATCTTCTCGCCATTGGCTTGGAACAGCAGCGTATTGGTTGTGCCGGCCGACCCCGTTGAGCCGTAGCCGATGATGCCAACGCCGCCGCCGACCGTGCCGACCGTAAAAGCAGTATCGGGCGCATACCAATTGCTTGCGAAAGCGCTGCCGCTAACATCCAACTTATAAGCAGGCGAACTCGTTCCAATGCCGACATCCCCCCCGCTGGTGATGCGGGCGCGTTCGGTGTCGTTGGTGCGGATAATAATTGGGTGGTTTGTCTTTGATGATAAATAAGCAGCACCACCATCTGCCGCCAATTCTGCCGTAACTGCGGTGGCCGACGTGCGCTTCAGCAGTAGATATGCCCCATCTGCCCCAGACCCCTCTATCGTGCGATAGGTCGCGCTAATAGCCTGCGGACTGCTCGTCCCCACCCCCAAATTCCCATCTTTTGTCAACGCCATCAAAGTTGACGAGTTGTACTGAAACATCAACTCATCGTTAGCGTTTGAGAATGTGCCTTGGACAATCCAGTTGTTTGTATCGGCAGTCAGTTTTAAGTACGGGTTATTTCCCGCACCAGAAGTTTTAATTTCTGCATACGGATTGCCGCTAGTGTTAACGAAGATATTTCCCGCAACTTCTAACTTCTGACCCGGACTGCTCGTCCCGATGCCGACATCTCCTGCCGCCGTGATGCGTGCGCGTTCGGCGTTGTTAGTGCCAAAAACCAAAGCGGCGTTTGCGTCATTGTATAAAAGTGCAATATTGTCACTTGCAGAAGAAAACCCTTGCCCAATGCGAAACTTGTTTGAAGTCGCACCATTATTAAAAAAGTCAAGATACGCACCACCCCCAGATGCACCCTGACATACCGCAGGGGCTGCACTGCTAACACCAGCCACTAAAAACTTAGAACCTCCGACAGTTGAAGTGCCACCAACCAGAAATTCTCCCGTCGCCGTGATGCGTGCGCGTTCGGTTGTGCCGCCAGCGCCAAACGCAAGAACAGCTTGCGAGGACAACATAGTGTCTGTCGCATTCCCGCTTCCGACAATTCCAGAATAAGAACCAAAATATGCAAGCGCACTGCCGTTGTAATTGACCTTAAATCTTGCATGCGCATTTGTAGACGAATTTACTTCGACCATTGAATCCGGATTTGTTAATCCCACCCCCAGCCGCCCACTCGCATCCAGCGTCATCGCCTGTGTGAACGAAATCGCGTTGCCTGCGGTGCCTGCGGGGGCGGTGTGCCAAGAGTGGATTCCCGCGCTTTGTGAATACTTACTAGCGCCTCCGTTTACTTTGTAAATATTATTAGTACCATTGTAGTAATAATTTCTTCCTATATCTGTACCAACACCAACTACAGAAGCCGCGCTAATAAGCGTTCCAACAGTGGAAATATCGAATGCAACGCCAACTCCAGCACCAAACCCCGAAGGACTCGGCGTCACCCCGAGGCCGAGGTTGCCGGTAGGGGTTGCCGTCCAAATGTCTGACGTATCAGTTTGATTTCTTAAAACAAAATTCTTATTGCCATTAGTGTAAAGCACATAGTTTTTTGGGCTTGCTGCTTGGTCATCAAAAAAGATACCCGGCGATGTCGAGCCGCTGTTGCCACTAATCGTGACCTTGAAACTTGCGTCTGGATTTGTCGTGCCAAGACCAATTTTATTGGCTACTGCTGCAGTTCCTAAATTTGTTGCACCCGTTGTTCCAAACGTAGTGCCGTCATAAGTTACCGCACTCCCCGTGGTCAGCGCACTTGAGGAAGATGCATATAGAATGCCGCCGGAAGTAAAGGAGCTCAAGCCTGTACCGCCATTAGATACGGTAATTGGAGAACCTAAATTTTGAAGGACTCTACTATCATTGATGACGATAGTTCCGTTTACTTTAATTGCCATTTTTGTTTCTCCTAAAACTTGGCATTAATACTTATTAATATTTTTTTAATCATGGCTTCACGGGCCACTGTGTGTTCCAGGGAAACCCGGCCTGCTGCGGGACATCGCGTAAGGCTTGGCGATAGGTAGTCCATTCCTGCTTCTTGGCGTCCGCCAATTTACAAGTTGGCAGGTCAACCCAATCGGAATCTGCCAACATTGAATTTCTACCATCTCGAATGTGGCGATTGGCCACGACCAAACTCTTGGCGGCTTCCTCCGCTGCGGTTTGTTCATAGGCGGCGACTTCTTCTGGCGTCGCGTCACGAACCTCGTCATTGATCTGTATTTTCATGGGCGTCCTCACTTCATGCCATAAATAACTATTGTGCCAGAGTTAAGTGTGGAGGGGGATTCAGTAATCAAACGAAACCCTGTCATCTCTGTGTTGTACCCGTAATTTCTAAAATAAGCATACTGGCAACTGTTTGCATAAGAAACTCCTCTGTAACCAGAAAATAAAGTTCCAGAGCTTGACTGGCCTGCGCTAGAAGAAAACGGGAAAATAAGCGTCCAAACTGCTGAGACTTGAATGCTGTTATCTGGGTCTTGGCCATCGACAATTTGCAAATCAGAGCCGTTTAAGTTTGTTACAGACGATGTACCTCGATTGTCAAATAAAACAGACCGCCCCGCAAAGTATCCGGTTTGAACAGACCCGCTGCTAACTATGGCCTGTATCGCATACTTACGCGAATATGTTAGTTGAGAGAGATTGTTAAAAAATATGACGTAATTTCTATATGTCGAGCTAAACACATTAGTTACGTCTACGTATAGAACGCCACTTGAAATTGTGGTAGTACTAATTTTTACGTAATCACCGCCACCGGGCGTAGAGCTTACCCACGTCGTGCCGTTTGAAGTCAGCACGTTGCCGTTGGTACCCGGAGCCACTACCTGCACCGCAGAAGTGCCATTACCCAGCAGGACATTGTTGGCTGTGAGAGATGTTGCGCCTGTACCGCCATTAGATACACTAAGGGCTGATCCTAAATTTTGAAGGACTCTACTGTCATCAACAACAGTGGTTCCGTTTATTTGAATTGCCATTTTTGATTTAACTGTAATGCCGGTTTATACTGGTTTTGTCGGCCAAATTATGTTTTCGGGAAACCCGGCTTGCTGCGGCACATCTCGCAGTGCCTGACGATAAAGTGCCCACTTGTCTTTGATTGGCTGCGGGACATCGGCTGATTGCGTCCAATCGGTTTGATTTAACAAAAAATCTCTTTTTTGACGCGCCGCGCTTGCTTGCTTGTCTTTAATTTTTTCGGGCGTGTTTTCAGGATTAAACCAAGTGTTGCCATCAAACAAACACCCAATCGTCATATCATCAGGCAGCGCAATCCAACCTTGAGTTGTCGCGTAATCCGGCTCCGCAAGAACTGTATTTAAAACTACACCGTTTTCGACTATGGCAAATTTTGGCATGGCACTTCCTCAGTAATAAATAACAACAATACCGTTTGCGCCGTTATACGATGCGTTTCCATACAGCCCAGGACCACCCGCGCCGCCACCGAATGCTTGTCCATTTGAGCCTTGGGCTTCCGAAGTCATGCCGCCACCTCCCCAATAAGAGGCCCCACCATTACCACCAACGCTCCCGTCAGCAGCCATGCCGCCGCCGCCATATATGTTTATCTCACCATTACCCGGTGTACCTCCGATGCCGCCAGTCCGAGTTCCGCCGGCGCGGCCTTGCCCGCCACCTGCGGTAATAGTCGTTGCGCTGTACGCAAATAAAGAACTGCCACCATCACCTGTTCCGCCCGCAGCCACAGTAACAGTTGCTGAACCTCCCGAAAGCGTATAAGTGCGAATAACAGTAGCGCCTGCACCGCCGCCGCTTTCGCGCCCTGGGTAGTTAGTGCCGCCTCCGGCTCCGGTGCAAATCACCATGCACTTTGTAATGCCCGATGGCACAGTCCAAGTTCCTGATGAGGTAAAGACGGCCATGTTGCTGAATCCACCCGCAGCGGCGGCGGCACTCGTCCAAGTAGTGCCGTTACTGGTCAGCACATTACCGCTGCTACCCGGAGCCACCGCTTGAAGCGCGGAGGTACCGTTGCCCAATAAAACATAGTTGGCCGTCAGGGAGGCTGCGCCTGTACCGCCATTAGATACACTAAGGGCTGATCCTAAATTTTGAAGGACTCTACTGTCATCAATGACAGTAGTTTCGTTTATTTGAATTGCCATACTTATTTCAACGCTTGGATTTGGGCTTGCAACGCCTGAAGCTGAGCAAGCAATTCTTCTTTGGTGGGGGTGACAGGAGCCACAATTTCGGGAACCGGACGGTTATCAATAAATTCACCGTTGGCGTAGTCCCAGCCAATGCCTGCACTGCCCGACAAAGAAATCCAACCTTGGGTTGCGGCGTAATCAGGCTCAGAAACAACAGTATTTATTACTTTGCCGTTTTTGACGATTGCGTAATTTGGCATGATGACCTCTTAGTATTCAATAACAACAACACCGTTCGCACCGACGCTTGCTGCAGCCCTGGCCCCGCTTCCACCAGAGCCATACGCACGCCCACCGCGTTGACCATAGTCAACGCTTCCACCACCACCACCGCCCCAAAAGGAAGACCCTCCAACGCTCACACGGGCGCTACCTCCCCCTTCCCCTGACCCGTCTCCTCCCTCAAGATTTATACTTCCGCCGGACGCAGACCCCCCATACGCTAAACTGGGGGTATACTGGCCACTAGAATTCCCTCCATTGCCGGTAAGGTTTGTAGCGCCATATACAAAAGAACTAGCTCCGCCAGCGGTACTGCTGGTTCCACCCGATCCGACTGTGATCGTTGCCGAGCCGCCGGACAGAGACACGTATTTGATCGCGGTGCCGCCAGCGCCGCCTCCTCCCATAAATTGGCTGCCATTGTCGCCGCACCCACCACCGGCGCCGGTTACGGTTACCTTGCAATTTGTGACTCCCGCAGGTACAGACCAAGTGCCAGAAGACGTAAAAACTTGTAAATTACTAAACCCGCCACCAGCAGGTGCGGCGCTTGTCCAAGTTGTGCCGTTGCTTGTCAGCACATTACCGCTGCTACCTGGGGCCACTGCCTGAACAGCCGAAGTACCGTTGCCCAATAAAGCATAGTTGGCGGTGAGGGAAGAAGCGCCTGTACCGCCATTAGATACGGTAAGTGCAGAGCCTAAATTTTGAAGGACTCTACTGTCATCAACAACAGTGGTTCCGTTTATTTGAATTGCCATTTTTGATTTAACTGTATTTAGTTTATTATTCTACTATTTTAGCTAAGCCAATCTTTTGAAATAGTTTTAACCATAACCAACCAATATCAAATTCCCACCATTTTTGACTTAATTTCGGTGAGGCAGGATTATCATGGTGATTATTATGTAGTTCTTCACCTCCAATAAGAAAACCAAATGGTATTATATTTCTCGACTTATCATTTGTTTCATTATTGCGATAACCAAACCAATGGCCTAGACCATTAATTACACCGGCTGCCCAAAATGGTATCCATGCCATTTGAATTAGCCATATGAGTAAACCCCACCAAGAAAACAATAAAATATTTAACACAAGTAATAAAGCAATGCCAAGTCCATTGTAAGGTGTGTATAACTTACGCTCAATCCAATCATTAGGAGTACCAACGCCATATGTATCAACCATGAGTTTATCTTTTGCTGAATTGACATATAAAAATACTCCAGAAAATAAAACTTTTAGTAATCCAAATTGATGTGGACTATGTGGGTCGCCTATCTTTTCACAATATCTATGATGTTTTCGGTGTATAGCCACCCATTCTTTTGTAACCATACCAGTGCTCAGCCATAACCATAATCTAATAAAGTGGCTTAACAGAGGATGAAAAATAATACCACGATGTGCCATGCCACGATGTAGATAAAGTGTCACACATACTATTGTTATGTGTGTAGTTATTAGAAGGTACAATAGCTCTAACATTTATGCTGCTTTCGCCCATACATCTTCCCAAGTACCTGCAAGAGCACCTTTTGCATAATCTGTAGCACGATTTTCAAAGAAGTTTGTATGAGTAGGTGCGTTAATCATTTCTTCAACCCAAGGCAATGGATTCTTTTTGACCTTGAAGATGCCTTTCATACCAAGAGAAATCAAGCGGCGGTCTGCAATATAACGAATGTATTGTTTTACATCAGCAGCCGTCAAGTCTGGCATATTTGAAACACCAAAGGCTAAGTCGATAAACTTATCTTCCAGTTCAACCATCTTTGTTGCGATGGTGTAAATTTTGGACTTTAGATCATCGTTCCAAATTTCCTTGTTCTCTTCTATATATGTGCGGAATAACTTAATCATCCCTTCAGCGTGTTGTGTTTCATCAACAATTGACCATGTGACAATTTGACCCATACCTTTCATTACACCGTGTCGTGGGAAATTCAACAACATAATGAACGAAGAAAACAATTGCATACCCTCAGTGAAGGCAGAAAATGCTGCAATGTGTGTAGCAGTAGACTCTCTAGTGCTATTTTTTGAACTTAATTCAAGCAAGTAATCGTGTTTCTCACGCATCTCAGCATATTCTAAGAACTCAGAATATGTGGCTTCGGGCATGCCAAGTGTTTCAATCAGGTGTGAATACGCAGCAATGTGTAGTGCTTCACGAGCCGCAAAACCACAGAGCATCATACGCACTTCAGGCTGTGGAAAATATGGCAGATAGTTCTTAACATAGCCACCTGCAACGTCAATGTCGCCTTGTGTAAAGAAACGAAAAATGTGTGTAAGAAATCGTTTTTCTTCGGGACTTAGGCGATTCTTCCAATCTTTTACATCTTCAGCCATTGGCACTTCAGTATGAAGCCAATGTGACTGTTCATGTTTGAGCCATGAGTCATAAGCCCATGGATAATTGAACGGTTTAAAATTATTTCGTTCTTCAGAGAGGTGTTTTAATTGTTTTTTTACCACTTTTTATCCTTCGCAAGCGAGGCATACTTCTTCAGATGCCAGTTGTTTTAAATCAATTTCTTCAATTACCTGTCGTTCTATCTTCTTTGCTACTTTATCTGCCTTACCAATTTTTTCAGAGCGACAATAGTAAAGTGTTTTAAGACCCATTTTCCAAGCCATAAAATGAGCCGCATGAAGATATTTGACATTGGTATCTGGTCTAAAAAATAAATTTATCGATTGTGCTTGATCGATATATTCTTGGCGATCAGCGGCGTGCTGTATAATCCAACGCTGGTCAATTTCCATGGAAGTTTTAAAAACGTCTTTTGTCCAATCGTCCAAAAATTCAAGGTGTTGAACACTTCCATCGTTGGCGATAATACTTGACCAGATTTCGTTATAGTCCAATTTAGAGTCTTCATTGCATTTGTCCTTAATAATTTTATCCAAATACTTATTCTTGTTTAAAAAAGCACCCGATAAAGTATCCTGGCGATAAGCATTGGCACGAAAAGGTTCAACAGAAGGACTAGTGTTGCCCATGAGAATGGAAGAAGAAGCATTGGGAGCAATAGCCATAACATGACTAAACCTACGCCCAGTGTCCACAGCATCCGGTGCTTCGCCACGCTCCAATCCCAATTGTTGATTAGCTTCATCTAGTTTATCCTTTATGTGTTTGAACATTTGTCTGTTTTTTCCGACGGCCATAGCGGTCTCAAAAGGGACATTAATACTTTGCAAGTAAGCATGGAAACCAAGAGCACCCACGCCAATAGAGCGCTCACGGCTAGCAGAATATTTTGCCCGAGCAATACTATCAGGAGCATTGTCAATGAAATGCTGAAGTACGTTATCAAGCATTTCTGCCACGTCTCGCAAAAATAGTTTATCATTTTTCCATTCATCAAAATACTCCAGGTTTACAGATGACAAGCAACATACGGCTGTACGGTCTTTGTCGGTTGGTAGAATAATCTCTGAGCAGAGATTTGATTGGCGAATTTTTAGACCAAGTTTCTTTTGAAACTCTGGCATTTTTTGATTGCTAGTGTCAATAAAGTGAATGTATGGTTCGCCAGTTTGCATACGAATTTCAAGTATACGCTGCCACAATTCTTTTGCAGAAACTTTTTCACGCACTTCGCCGTTGTGCGGGTCTTTAAGTTCCCATGTATCATCAGCATCAGGATTTAACATACACTTTTCAATGATATGCATAAAGTCATCGGTGACGTTAATGCCGTGATGTAAGTTTAAAGCGCGCATATTGGGATCACCGGTGGGTTTTCTCATCTCTAAAAAGATGTGTATGTCTGGATGAGAAATATCAAGGTAGGCGGCATAAGAGCCACGCCGAGTACGACCCTGGCGATATGCCAAGGAAGACGCATCATAAGTACGTAAATGGGGCATAACACCCACAGACTTATCATCAGAACTTCTAATACCAACTCCAATTCCAACGCCGCCTCCTAACATTGAGAGCCAATTGACTTCTGAAAGACAATCGACCAAACCTTCAGCAGAATCATCCAAATAGGGAAGAAAACAAGATATAGGAAGACCACGTTTAGAACGACCAAAAGAAAGCACAGGAGTGCTATAGGATAACCAATGGCGAGAACTATATTCATACAATCTTTGAGCATGTTTTTGATTAGAACCAAAAGCTTTTGAAACATATGCAAACCTTTCTTGCGGAGAATTTTCTTCTTCTCGCATATAACTTTCTTTAAGACGTTTAGTGCCTAATTCATCAAACAAATTATCCCGAGAAAAATCTACCCTAATACCATGAACAATATTACTCATGTGTGCTCCGTTTTATTATTGTGATATAAATTGATTGGCCATTGGAAAAGATTTTGCGATGACCTCAGCGCATTTGATAGCAATCTCTCTGTGTTCTTTTTGTGTGCCATTGGCA